ATTTCTCACGTTAGATCTTTGCGAGAACAGCTTGGGATGCCAAAAAGCATACTACAGAAAGAGCAGGAAGAGCATGATAAGCTTTACGAGCAAATTACAGAGCAGATTCGAAGGGAGGAAAGGGAGGAGTTGCTCAACGAAGTGAGTGAAACCCCCACGGACAAGGCCCACGGCGGACCCGTCTACGCCAGCGAGGCTTTGCACATGAAGGATGGAGGCAGTGTCGTAGACCTGGGGGCACAGGACCCTCTTATCATGGCCGATGTTGAATATACGATGCCGAAATGGGAGCGTATAAAAGAGGACCCTATTGCTCTTATGGCCTATGAACCCCGTAAGATTACGAACATCCCAGGAAGAAATCCTGGCTGGGATACTATAAAGCGTACGGGGGGCATTGCCGGTTATTATCGTCCANATACCGATACAATAGCTATTCATCCTTCCTACACTTTTCCGAGAAGACCTCCTTTCGGTTATAATGATTCGAGATCCCCTGNTTNTTTCAGAGAAGAAGGCCACTCTAGCAAGGAACTTGAAGAGATAGCTCATGCTGATAGTTTAGATGTCTTGATGCACGAGCTTCGCCATAAAGGTATAAGCAACCTTGTTTTCAGCGGTTATCCAGGTGGTGCTTCAATGAGGGATTTACCCGGCAATGAAGAACAACTTATACGTTGGCGGAATGCGAGGTCGATGCTCCGCAAGTTAAGGGGGCTCGTCTCTGCCAAGAATGCCAAGCTTTCCCATGAGACCAGAGTTAGCTTACAGGATTTGAAGGATATGTTACATTATTCTCATAGGGAACCGCGCCATACGCCTCTGTCTTACCGCCACCGGTTGGGAACCACAGCGAATGAGTTTGATGCACTGACGGAACTGAAAAAAGACAGGTATCAACCACGTCGAAGTGATTGGGAAAATAATGAAGCTGACTTCGATACTTGGTATCAAACTCAAGAGGGCATGAAGGAGATAGACCAACATGAACAGGATTATGCGAAAGCGCAATCTATAGCTCTTGAACATATTGCCCATCGTTGGCCTGGGTGGAATTATGAGGTTCCTGAAAGTAGCCCTTATAGATCCGTAACAAGCACAGGAGTTGGTATTACTGAACCTCGTTTATCAGACGTATTAAAAGAACATTTCGATGATGACCAGGAATATGAAAAACGACTTTTGCGAGAGCTGAGGAGCCAACCCGGTATTATGCTAGAGGATAATGTCCGTGAAAAGGCCGAAGGNGGCATAGCCTCCANGGCCCCTGAAGCGCGGGNTATGTTTGGTAAGCCGCGTTCCATGGGCAAGGAACCACGGCCCACGGCCCTTAGCCCAGGCACNAATCCGGGTGTAGCTGGTTTATGCGGCGTGGCTAGGAACATGAACCGAAGTGTGGTAGCGTAGTTTTTTGACGAAGGGTAGTGAACATGCCAAAGCTTGATGGCAAGAAATATTCTTATACTAAGCTGGGAAAAGCGAAGCATCGTAAAGACCTGGAAAAGAAGAAGAAGAAAAAGCCCAAGAAATCTAAGCGGAAGTAGGTTCCACAATGGCCTGTAAGAAGTGCCTGTGCCAGATGTGCGGCGACGAATGCGAGTGTAAGGGCTGCACCCCGGAACAATGCGAGTGTAAGCATGAGAAGTCGGGGAAGCTGGAGATAACGGAGAGGCCGGAGAAGAAGGGGAATGGTCTTTTGCCGACTTATCGTGTAGAAGAAGAAGACGGTTGGAGGTTTTATTGGTAAAAAAACTGCTGAAACAATTGGTTCGACAGAACCCTGAAGCTCTTTTGTTGGAGCCCAGGGATATTTATGATGAGGCTTTAGTGGATATTACGGATGAGCCAAAAGACCATTGGAGCAGACAGGAAAAGGTATGCGTTGCTGTTTATGATGAGGACAAATGCGTTGCCGCTGTAATGTCATGGTTAAACTGTGATCATATAGAGGCTCAAGAGTGGCTTAATTTTAACACGTATGGAGCATGGGTAGGCGAAGGTACCCCCACGTTTCGCAGTAACAATGAAGGAGAGGACTATGTTGTTAACAGTCAGTGAATGGGCGGTAGACCGTGTCAAGGAGCCCTCCTCCTGGGCGGCATGTGCGGTTATTTTGGTTGGCGCGGCCATGTTTCTAGGTCAACCTTGGGTTGGCGCGGTGGGCGTAGCGGCGGCTGTCGTAGCGGTTGTTGTCAAGGAACGCGGTAGCTCCTTTTGAAGGTGGGATAAATAATGGCTAGAGAGCCCTTTCCGGTTTCGTTAGTGGAACGGCAAAGCGACGACCCAAACCTTGTTGAGATAGAAGAGGACGTAGAGCTTGCCGTCCCTGGCGCTTTTTCTACTGTTCTGGACGATGTTCCAGAGGAGATAGAAATAGAACTCTCTGAGGACGGCGGGGCTACGGTCGATTTTGATCCTCACGAGTCGCGTGAGGATGAGGGCGACTTTAACGCCAATCTCGCGGACTATCTTGACGATAGTGAACTTGGCCGCTTGTCTAATGAGCTTATGTCGGAGTTTGAGGCCAATCGCGCTTCGCGTAGCGACTGGGAGGAGACCTATTCTAATGGGTTAAGCCTTCTGGGCCTTAAATATGAGGAAAGGACAGAACCCTTTCGGGGGGCGACGGGGGTAACGCACCCCCTTTTGGCCGAAGCAGCCACACAATTTCAGGCGCAGGCGTTCAATGAGCTTTTGCCCCCTTCGGGACCGGTAAGAACCGTGGTTCTTGGTTCTTTGACACGGGAAAAAGAGGAACAAGCCTCTCGCGTTAAGGAGTTTATGAACTATTACATTACAAATGTAATGGATGAATATACGCCAGAGTTTGATCAGATGCTGTTTTATCTACCTTTGGCGGGCAGCACCTTCAAAAAAGTCTACTACGACGAGAGCATCGACCGTGCAGTAAGCAAATTTGTTCCTGCGGAGCATCTTATCGTCCCTTATGAGGCAAATGACCTCGAAAGTTGCCCCAATATCACCCAAGTCATCCGTATGCCCGCAAATGAGCTACGAAAGAANCAAATATCGGGCTTTTACCTGGATGTTCCCGTTTTACCGTCACAAACGGAAGAAGACNACATAACGAAAGAAATGAGCAATATTGACGGCCTTACACCGTCAAATATCGACTATGACTGCTCATTATTGGAATGTCATGTCGATTTAGACCTAAAAGGGTACGAGGAGGTAGACGACGAGGGCGAAGAAACGGGCATTAAAGTTCCGTATGTGGTGACAATAAGTCAAGATAATGGCGAAATTCTGGCAATTAGGCGCAATTATGACGAAGATGACGAAAAAAAGCGCAAGATTCAGTATTTTGTCCACTATAAATTCCTCCCAGGCTTCGGATTTTACGGTTTAGGGCTTATTCACACTATTGGAGGGCTCTCCAGGACGGCAACGGCAGCTTTAAGGCAACTTATTGATGCCGGTACGCTCTCAAACCTACCCGCAGGCTTTAAAGCAAGGGGGCTGCGGATAAGGGATGATGATGATCCCCTACAACCTGGGGAGTTTAGAGACGTAGATGCTCCTGGTGGGGCCATTAGAGATAGCCTCATGCCGCTACCTTTCAAGGGCCCGGACCAAACTCTGTTCCAACTTTTGGGTTTTGTTGTTAGTGCGGGGCAGCGGTTTGCCACTATTACAGATTTGAAGGTTGGGGACGGCAATCAACAGGCTGCTGTCGGCACGACTATTGCGATGCTGGAACAGGGCACACGGGTAATGAGTGCAGTGCATAAGCGTATGCACTATGCAATGCGGCAAGAGTTCAAAATGCTGGCAAGCATTATGGCGAATTATTTGCCCGCACAGTATCCTTATTCGGTAGAAAATGCCGACCAGAGCATCATGGCGTCAGATTTTGATGACCGCGTGGATGTTGTACCGGTATCTAACCCGAANGTCTTTTCCCAGGCGCAGCGTATTGCTCTTGCACAGACAGAAATGCAGTTAGCGGCNCAGGCACCGCAAATGCACAACATGTATGAAGTATATCGCCGCATGTACGAAGCGTTAGGCGTTCGTGATATTGATAAGATGCTTCATCAACCTCCGGCAGGGGATCCAGTACCAGAAGACCCAGCGGAAGAAAACATCAAGGCTCTCGAATCTGCCCCGCTACATGCTTTTGAGGGGCAGCATCACGAGGCGCACATTATGGCGCATCTTATTTTTGGTTCGNCACCAATTGTGGCTTCGATGCCACAAATGGCCATGGAACTACAAAAACATGTTATGGAGCATGTGAAAATCCAGGCCGGGGAACAAGCCAAGGGCATGATAATGCAGCAGATGCAAGGGCAGCAGATGCAAGGGCAGCAGATGCAAGGGGACCCAACAGTCCAAATAGAGGGCCTAAAAGCCCAGTTTGTTGCTCAAGGTATGCAGAAGGTGAAGGAATTAAGCTCTCAAGTCGCTAATATAGGGCAAGAGCAGCAACCCGATCCATTGGTGCAATTGAAGCAACAAGAGTTGCAAATGAAGCAAACCAGGGACCAAGGCGAACTGGCTTTGGATCAAGCCGAATTGCAGCTTGATCAGCAGAAGGAAGTTCGTAAGGGCGAAGAGTTCCAGGACCGTATACAGAGTCAAGAGAAGCAGACGTTTGCCCGCATCCAGGCGGCTGCGGAACGAGAGAAGATGCGAAACACGCAATAACGAGGTTGATATGGCTGAAGTAAAATATTGGGGTGCTCCCGCAGGGGACGCACCAAAAGCGGTTAATTACGCTGATATCAAGGGTCAGGGCAGAGTTCCGTACAGGAAAATCGTGGGCCGTGCAGGGCCTTCTATTGGTACTGGGAAAACGACCGTTGGGAAAAAGCGTGGCATGGGTGCCGCTGAACGCGGTGGCCGCTTTCGTATTAGTTGACTCCATGCTTAACATGGAATATTCTGCGACATAACGCGGAATGTTTTATGAAAAGCGGTTCGTATGGATATTGTTGTTTTTGTTCAGAAAACCATCAAAGATAGGCGAGAGCATATTTTAGATGTATTAGAACACAACGGCATACAAGACATGGGGCAGTACGCTAGCCTGATGGGTGAGCTTACCGCTCTTAATTTAGTGCAACAGGAACTCTTGGGCCTGCTAGAAAAACAGGAGCACATAAATGACTGATTCTGAGACGGCTGAAATAGATCTGGAAGAAGTAAGCGAAGGTGTTGAAGATTTTCTCCACACTGCTTACGTTTCTCCAGAGGAACGGGTGTTAGACCCTAAGCTTATCGATAAAACTATAGTTGAACGAATGCCCTCCCCTACAGGGTGGCGGCTTCTTGTTCTTCCTTATCGCGGTAAGGGCAAAAGCGAGGGTGGAATTATAATTCCCGAAGCTATTCGCGATGATGCACAAATCCAAACGGTTGTTGGATATGTCTTCAAAGCCGGTCCGCTAGCATATAAAGACAAAGAGAAGTTTCCTGGAGGCCCTTGGTGCGAGGAGGGTGATTGGGTGATTTTTGCCCGTTATGCGGGATCCCGTTTTCGAATTGAAGGCGGGGAAGTCAGGATCTTAAACGACGACGAGATTTTGGCCTCTATTGATAATCCTGATGATATTTTGAGTCTTTAGAGGTGTGTTATGGAAGAACAGCAAGTACAAGAAGAAAAAACCATCGAAATCGGTGATGATGAAGTTGTCACAGAAGTTGAGATAGGCGAAGACACAGAGGTAGATGCTGGCCAGGGGCAGGAAGCAGTTGCGCCAGAAACATCTGTATCGGAAGAGCAAGAGGAATATCAGACCTCTGTTCAGAAGCGAATCGACAAGCTTACGAAACGCATGAGAGAGTCCGAGCGCCGGGAACAGACGGCAATCGAATATGCTCAAAATGTTCATGCGGAGTCTGAGGCGCTAAAAACCCGCATGAAAACCTTGGATGAGGGGTACTTATCCGAATATGGTGGGCGCATTTCTAGCGAACAAGAGAGCGCCGAGAACGCCCTTCGCACCGCGATGGAGCTTGGCGATACTGATGCAGTTGTCACCACTCAAAGAAAATTAACAGAACTTGCGGTAGCCCAGGAAAGGCTTAACCAAGCTAAAGTTCAACAGAACCAATACCAACAACAGCAGCAACACTTAGCGGAACAGCAAGCCCAGGCTCAGGCCCAGACTCAGGCCCAGGCCCAGGCTACGCCGCCTTCTGCAACAGATCCAAAGGCAGAGGCGTGGGCCGCGAGAAATGAATGGTTTGGAAAAGACGAGGCCATGACATTTGCCGCTTTTGGTCTAC